CGGATAACTTGGAACCAGACTTCGGAATCCATAAAGGCTGCTTCGTCAAGTACTACTCCAGCAAGGCTTCGGCCACGCAGGGTTGTTGCATTTTCAGTTCCCTTTAGTTCGATTAGCGATCCATTGATTAGTTCTATTTTTAGGTCGGTTTCGTTTTTGGATTGTATCCATTCTCGTGGGATTAGTTTTTTGATTTCTTTCCATGCAATGTCTTTTGCCATGCGATAGGTGGGGGCACAGTAGAAATATGTTTCGCCTGGGCGGTCTATTGCTGCTTTGAGTAGTTCGATACAGGATAGATAGGATTTTCCGAATCTTCTGCCAGCAACCAGTACCCTAAATCTTTGTTTTGCGTTGAACACCTCCCCCTGTGCCCATCGGAGGGAGAGATTTTCGGCCATTTTTGTACTCATGTAGTAAAGAATAGCTTAAATATTGACGGATTTCTGTGTTTTTGTCGACTAAACACTATATTTAGGGTTATTATTCAAGTATTAACAACAAATTTAGTCCGTGGCTGATTCTGTTCTTCGTAATTCAAATGGTCAATTTACATCTGAGCGAGCTCGTAAAGATGGGAGAGTATGTGGAAAGAGACAACCTGATGCAGTGATAGAAGCTAGAAGGCAAAAACTATACTCAAGGCAACTTACAGGTAAAACTACAAGACAGCTTGTACTGGAACACGCTTCCAGGGAACAAATTGGTATTGAAACTGCATGGAGCGATTGGAGAAAAGTAAAAGAATGGAACGATGAGGATTGGGAGAAGGATAGGGAAAAGATGATCTCACGACTCCAGGGAATGAGAATGAGGCTTTTTGAACAAGCGGTCAGGAAGGGTCAGTTGCAAACGGCTGCTCAGATACTAGATTCTCTTGGTAAAGTAGTAGGGGAGAGTGTAGAGAACATCAATTTAAACACTCCACAGCTATCTATTTCGGTAGAACCTAAGAAAAATAGTTGACACTAGAGTAATATTGTAGTATTATTATATTGTAGTACATTTATCGCTTATGCTTTGATTTATCAGAAGGTTCCGTGTGTCCTTTTATATAAGAAAAATTTTTAAAAATCTACCCCCCAAAAATGGGGAGCAGGCGGGGATAAACGGGCGGAAGTCTGGAGCAATTTAACCATAGTGAAGCTTTTCACATTCGATGCTGGAATATTTGCCAGACTGCAGACAGTTTTTAAATCCTTTGTCTGTGAGATAGCACGCCAGCAAAAAAGAAACAGTAGCCAGAATAAAAACCATAGTATTAAGTCTGGAGCGGTTTAAGTTGTTGCTAGCTAACCTGTAAATTTTTATGCGGTTTGGGTTGGATTGGATCATTTGCGGAAGTGATACGGGAAAGAGAATAAAAAGGATTTAGCCAACTATGAAAAAATAATCATCAGCATCATATCCTGAAGCAATAATTTCTGAAGTTCTGGAAACGTGCATTGCTGCGCAAATTTCTGCTGTAAATTTTGCATTTTCAAAAGGTGATAGATCATAATCATGTGCATGATCTTCCCAAATTGTTTTTGTAATTCCGTTGACTTTGCGTTTGTAATAAGCTCTGAAGTATCCGCATTTATTAGATACTTTAATAATTGGATAAGCAGATTTTAAAGATAGATCTGCTTTTGATGTTTCTAAAATGTTCATTAGTTTTGACCTCCGTTAAATCTGTTAATTCTTGCTTCATTCAAAATTGAATCAATAGCAAATTGACTTGGTTTGTATTCGTAATAAGTTTTACCTCCAGAAGTAATTTTTGTTGGTTCTGGAGAATCAAAATAAGAATCAGGTTCTTTAGAAATTAATTCGTGCATTTCTGCTGAATTGTTCCAAACGTTTTTTGGGGTTGCCATAATTAAAAATAATTTAGATTACATCTAATTTTACCATTTTTTGCTATCTAATACAATACTAAATTAATACAATAATAACCAGTAAAAAACTAGAAAATCCTTAAATTTTCTCTGCAATCTCACGAAATAAGACTCATAAACACTTAGTATAACTAGATAATTTAAAGACTTAAGAATCCTATAATTTTAAAATTTTAAGGTGCAATACTACATTAACAAGTTTAAAATCATTCAATTTTTACTTATTTATTTCCAGTAAAAAAGCCCCAGATTTTTTAATTCTGGAGCAGTAGATATTTTTAGTTCTGGAGCAATTTAATTCAATCTTCCCATTCATCAAAATCATCATCATCAATTTTAGTTTTCTTACCGTTAAAAATTAAATATCCGTCTTTTTTATATCCAAAATGTTTTCTGCTCCATTCTCCCATATCTTTTAAAATTTCTGTTTCTGTTTCTTTCTTAATCATTTTATTTTCAAATTTATAATATCCGATATTTTTCTTTTCTTTAGTGTGAATGGGTTGATTCGATCCAATAATTCTATCTAATTTTTCTTTATCAATATTCTGTTCGATATGTTGTGAAAGCAATTTTAAATACTTTGAAGCTTCTGTTAGCTCATTAGTTGAATGAACATTCTGGTCTAAATCAAATTTAATGGTGATTTTCATGATAGTAAAGTGAATGAATTTTTAAGTAATAAGTGAATGAATTTATTATCTAACCCAATTATTTAAAACATTTCTAAAATTTTCCCTAGTTTTATAAACTTCTTTAAGAGTGGCACTATTAAAAGAAGTCACCCTACTAGGGTTTAAAGTTCCTATCTTTAAATTCATAGGAATATGTAATGCAATTAAATCTAAAATTTTATGTAATTTATGATAATATTTTGAATTTTCCAAAACTCTTTCATTAGATAAACTTAATCCATTATTCTGAATTATTAAACCTAAACGATTATAAGATTTAAAATTGAATGAATAATAATTTCTAAAATGATGCCTTAATTCGTAAGGATGCCAATAAAGATTTTTTACATTCTCTTTAAATGGAATTTCGAGTTGCTTGTAAGTTTTCATAATAATAAAGATGGTTATTACCTCCTTATTGTAGTATCTAACAAATAAAATTGCAAACAAATTTATTGATATAACTATAATTTTTAAAGGTATAAACATACCTAAAGGATCATTAGATTATTACAATCTCAGTTGGACTCATTGAGACACATAAAAAAATCCTGACGTTTTTAGCATCAGGATTAATAAATTTTAACTTCTGTTAGACAGTATTTAATTTTTCAATACTGGTAAATGAGCAAGCCATATTAGACATTGCTAATGAAAGAAAATTTGATTCTGGACGATAATAGAAATAATACTTACATGAATGTCTACAAACCGATCCATCTTTATTAAGTTGATGTAATGTTAATTTCTCAACATTGTACTTTTTTGAATGGGATCTTCTACCGACTGAGAGTAATTTTTCCCTTTTACCGATTAGAGCATCTGTCATAGATACTCTTATTAAATCGTTATTCTTAAGTGTTTTGAATGTTTCTATCATTTTGAATAATCTCCTAAACTGTAGTTAGTCTTAAACATTCTTTTCTAGCCTTTTGGATTCTCTCAGCACATCGACCTCTTATAAGACTTTCAAACCTTATTCTTGCTGATTCTGTAGAATCGACCCGACTAGACTCTGAATGAGTCTCGTATTCGGTTATAGCGTTAAATGCGTTAAACAAATTAGGTTGATTACCACTGGCTTCGATTTGAAAGTTTCTTTTTACATCAATCCATTCTTTATTAATATCTTTAAATTCTTTATTTCTCTTTTGTTTCGTATCTTTATCTGTTATCTGACCGACTAACTTATCTTGGAAGCTATGCAAGAATAAATTTTTAAGCATTGAATCACTACATTTAGTATTTCTCATTGCTTTAAATTCTTCTATTGAATTTGCTAGATCATCACGTTGATATTTTAACCATGCTGGTAGGTTCTGTAAGTATCCGTTAACCCCTTTAGAGTGCTTAAATACCATTTTGTTCTTAGAATTTTGTATAGATCCCATCTGGTTGAAACACCACAGACGCACGTCAGATTGAATGACTTTAAAGCTATACGATCCATCCATTGAGTTAACAAAAATCATTCTTCTACGGATAGCATCGCCAGTAGAAACTTCCATATCAGAATTTTTTATTGCACATATAATGAATACTCTTGCAGTGTTATTCATAGGAATAACGTGTTCAACTTCTAAAAAATTTAAGTTTGGTTCGATAGCGTCATAAATAACATCATGTTTAACTAGCTCATATGTGCTAGATACTGTAGATAAAACCTTACCTAACCTATTAGAAAACACTGCCTTAGTATTAGGACACTCATAAGAAACATCATTCACTTTTGTAAATGTTGGTTTAAGTTCAGGATCATTTAAAACATTAGTCTTAAATAAAATAGTTTTTAAATCATCATTTCTGTTAAATGGTGTAGAAATTAAATTTTCATTTCCCCGACGTTGATAACCTAAGTTGTTAATCTCTTTTCCTAGATTAGTTCTAGTGAAATTTTCACTTCTATAGTGACGATCCACTCTTAACTCTTTATCTGAGAAAGAAATGATTGAATCAATTTTGTTTGGATTAGAATTTCTCATTGGTTTTGTAGAAATTAGATTTACATTTAAAATACTACATTAATATATATGAGATAGCAACCTATTTTTTCATTTCTATATTAATTAAAATTTTATCAATTAATCTATCTGCTCTATAACAAAGATTCTCTGAAAATTGATTTTGATAATTATTTGATATTTTTTGAAGCACTATTAAAATAAAAAATAAATCCTGTATAGGTATAGAAACGTGGCTATGCCTAAAAAACTTATGAATGTGAGATACCATGATGAATGAATGAATTTTTACAATCCATAAATAACCTAGTCAATAGTGAATGTCAAATTCTGAGAATTATCACTGAGAATAATGAATGAGAATTTAATAAGTTGCATAATGAATGGAACTAAAGTAATATTGTAAAGCACATTAACCACCATGATTATGGCTGTCGATCCACTGGATACCAGTAGTGAGAGGTTTTTAACCGCCACTATGAATGAAATAAAAATCTTAGTCGGTATGATGACTAAGTTAAAAGAACTGTTCCCAATAGAGGGACATTATTATACCCACAAAGCTTGTGACATATTTATCACAATATGTAAGCAACAGTTATCTACCGAAGATGTAGAAGAGCTAACGGAGAGATACGGGATATGAAAAGAACTGAATCCGATTTTATTTTCGCTAAATTTTTCGATGCTTATGACGAATCACGAGCCAACACAAAACCTACTTTAGGTTTATTAGGTGTTTATCAATTATTCCACGATGAAAATGGACATTGGACATTATTTAAGCAAAATCTTGGAATTGATTGTGATAAACATAAAGATGATGACCACGCTGAAATTTTAATTCAAGGGGAGGACATATTTGATATGTTCCGTACATTATCTGAAGAACAGTTTACGAACCATAAAAAATTCTATAACAAAGAATTTAAGTATCAGGACAAGGCTGATGACTAAACATTTTATTAATCAAGCCTTAGAAAATATGGATAGGTTCGGGGGTAGTTTTGTACAGTCTCTTGCTGTCTGCTATAGAAAAGCCGATCCAGATAATCAAACTATTCTCTATAACGCTTTTGAACATCTTTTCTTCAAATATGCCAGATTTAAAGATGACTAAAGAAGAGGCTGAAAACTTCATCTATAAGTGTCTGGTAGATAACGAATCCAAAAAAGATCCAAAAGAAAAATTAACTCGATTGGATATATGCGATATACTGCATACTGATTTTGAGATTCCTAAGTCAACGGCATATAGATATTACAAAGATTCCTTTAATCTATATAGATGGGAACAGGCTAAACCCGATCCAGATAAAAAGATTAAGGACAATAAAGATACCATTTTAGATAATGTGTTAGATACTGCTGAAGCTGCACTAGCTGACGGAGATAATTTAGCATATTACAAAGGTATCGAATTATATTCAAAATTACTTACGAGGTTTAAAAAAGTATGACTTTACACGGTACACCGTGCGATTCATTTATGCACGAACATCAAGCTGCACTGGATAGCCAACGTGAAGATGATGCAATTCGAGATTTGCAAGATGCGGGTATATATCCCGATCCAGGTGATGATGATTATGAACCAACAGATGACGAAATTATGGCTTCATTTGGCACAAAATGGCATGACGGATTATGAGTAACTTTCAAAATACTGAACTTCTTGAAAATCTATTTGAAGAAGAAAAAGCATCTTTAATTAAAAAAGGGATGCACTTAATTTTTTCTGTTGAAGAAATTGAAAAATGTGCTGGTAAGATAGCACGTTCCAGATTTGAGGATTTATTGCAATGATCAAAAAAGTTTTAGTAACTTTGTTAGTTACTGTGGATACTGAAGATAAAGAAATTTGTCCCTCTGGCGATCCACTAGCTGAAAATGTTGTTCTAAACGTGTTAGATGACAGATATTTTACTGATCCTGTAGAAGAGATATGCACCTCGCATATCTCAGATTACATAGAACATTCAAAACGTACTGAAAAAAGAATTGAGGATTTGTACCATGACTAAAAAATGGCTAGTAACGATCCATCAAATCAATTACGTAGAAGTTGAAGCTGATTCTGAAGATGAAGCTAGAGAGACTGCTTCCGAAATGGAATGGGGTTCTCTGGGAGATGGCAAGTATGAAATGTATATGGAATCTGAAAAACTAGACGATAGCTAACTCTTTTAGGTTTTTGTGGTAACGATCCACTCTATCTAGAAAAATACTTTCTGATCCTCGCAATTCTAAATTGTTGAGGATTTTTATTTGAGGTTTTCCACTTCTGCGGGCTACCACAACTGCTCCATATTTTGGTTTTATGCCTGTGAGATGCTGTAAACCTAGACTGTACGCTCCAAGTTGATGGCAGAATTGTTCGATCATGTCATCTGACCTGACTTCTTTTGCTGTTTTCCAATCCACTATGAATGGCCCGTCTCCATCAATGTCCAATAGAGCGTCTGCTGTACCAGCAAATCCATATCCTGGTTTGTACACGGAGAATTCAACTGCATGAATGGCCGTTACACGATCCAGTATGAATGATCGTAAACCTCTGGCGTAGCCTGACGCACTCCAGCTAACACGCGGC